CCGAAACCGACACCGATCTTTGTGGGGTAGACCATGGGCCTTTTCGATTTCATGCGCCGGAACTTGATCGTCGCCAAGCCGAACCCCGGCGGGGCGACTCAGGCGGAGTGGACCACCTGGACGGTGGACAAGGCCGTCAAGGAGGGGTTCAAGGTCAATTCCTGGGTCCACCGGGCCGTCCACCTGATCGCCACCAACGCCGCCCAGGTGCCGTTCGTGGTGCGGGACGAGGAGACCGGCGAGATCCAGCCGGAGAACCCGATCCACCAGCTGTTGCAGCGGCCCCACCCGCAGTTGAGTCGGCAGAAGATGACGTACCTGCTGGCGACCTGGATCGAGCTGGCCGGCAACGGCTATTGGAAGCGGGTCGCCGGCAGCGGCGGGACCGCGGAGCTGTGGCCCATCAGCCCCGACCGGCTGGCGCCCATCGCCGCGACCAGCCTCAAGGACGGGGCGCTGGTGGACGGCTACTCCATCAAGGACGAGAACGGGCAGACGAAGCGGAGCGAAGACTTCACGCCGGAGAACGTGATCCACTTCAAGCTGCCCGATCCCGCCAACCCCATCATCGGGATCGGCCGGCTCCAGGCCGCCGGCAAGGCGGTGGACCTGGATAACTCGCAGATGGGGTGGAACCTGTCGGCTATGGAGAACCGGGGCGTGCCGGACGGCGTGCTGTCGGTCAAGGACAAGCTGACGCCGGACGCCTACAACGCCATCGTGGAGGCCCTGCGGGAGCGTGTAGGCGGCTCCAGGACCGCCCGCCAACCCATCGTGGTCGGGGCCGATTCGGAGTTCCACCGCATGAGCCTGACCCCGGCCGAGGTCGATTTCGTCAACAGCCGCAAGATGGGCCGCGAGGAGATCTTTATCGTCTTCGGGGTGCCCCCGCAGCTCGCCGGCGCCCAGGAACAGATGACCTACAGCAACTTCGCCAGCTCCATCCGGATCTTCTGGCGGTCCACCGTCCTGCCCCTGGTCGGGGACATGGCCGACACCCTGAACACCGCGTTCCGGGATGAACTGCAGGAGGGCCTGCGGATCGACTACGACGCCAGCAAGATCGAGGCCCTGCGGGATGACGAGGAGGAGAAGGCCAAGGTTGCCCGGGCCTATTGGCAGATGGGGATCCCGGTCGAGCAGATCAGCAACATCCTGGGCCTGGGCGTGGAGGAGTTTGAGGGCTGGGACAAGCCGTTCACCGGCCGGTATCGGCTCGGCGAGGCGCCCGCGCAGGAGCGCGCCGAGGAGGGGCCGGTCGAGACCCGGGCCCGCCGGGCGGCCGAGTTCGGCTGGTCGCTGGTGCCCAATGAACGCCGGGCGGTTGAGGACGAACAGAAGCGCCGGGACGAGCTGGCGGAGGGGCCGGTGCAGTCCACCTTCGCGGAGCTCATGGCTGCCCAGCGTGACCGGGTACTGGAGGCGGCCGAGGCCGGTCAGACCGAGTTCCTGCCCCTGATCCAGGAAGACCGGGACGAGTGGCTGGAGGCGATGAACACCCACGCCCACGCCATCGCGCAGGAGTTCGCCGGGACGGTGATGGTGAACGAACGCGGGCGCGGGCCCCGGCTGGCGGCGGAGACCCGCGACCAGGTGGAGGACACCACCCTGGCTCTGATCACCGCCTACCTGGACGAGGAACAGGCCATGCTCCAGGACCTGAGCGGGATCGAGGAGACCACCGCCAAGCTGATCACCGAACAGGTCGCCGAGGCCGCGGCCGAAGGGTGGGCGATCCAGAAGCTGCGGCAGGCCCTGGAAGACGTGGGGGTCTACAGCGAAGCGCGGAGCCTGATGCTATCCCGCACGCTCGCGGGCACGTCGGCGTCCATCGGCCAGCTCGCCGCAGCGCAGACCGTCGGCGCCGTCAAGAAGGGCTGGTCGACCGCCTACGATACCGAGGTCCGTAGCGCCCACCAGGCGCGGGCCGGCGAAGAGGTGGGGATCGATGACACCTTCTCGCTGCAGGTCGGCTGGACCCCGCCGCGCTTCCCGCTGGACCCACGGATCGCGGCCGGTGACAGGATCCATTGCCGCTGTTCCATGTTCTTCTCCTGAGGACGCCATGACCAAGCAAGCATGGGAAAACCGCATCATCGGCGAGGGCGCAGAGGCACCCGATCAGCTCCTCGCCAACCCGCAAAACTACCGGCGGCACCCGAAGACCCAGAAGGACGCCCTGGCCGGGGCCCTGGACGAGATCGGCTGGATCCAGCGGGTGATCGTGAACCAGCGCACCGGCCAGATGGTGGACGGTCACGCCCGGGTGGAGCTGGCGATCGCCCGCGGCGAGCCGGCCGTTCCGGTGGTGTACGTGGACCTCTCCGAGGAGGAGGAACGGATCGCCATCGCCACCATCGACCCGATTGCCGGGCTGGCGTACCACGACGAAGAACAGCTCGGCGAGCTGCTGAGCCAGGTCAGCGCGGAGAGCGAGGATCTGCAGGCGTTCCTGGATGGGTTGGGGCCGGAGGGCGGCGACGGAGCTGGTGGCGGCGAAGGGGAATCGCCGCCGGCCAGTGAACGGCTCGTGGTTGTGGTTGAGGTCTCCACGGGCGCGGATCAGGCGGCCATAATCGAGCGCTTGAAGTCTGAGGGTTATGATTGCAGCGCCGAAACCCGGGCAAAACGCTCCTGACGCGCTCCGCTAGCCCGCTCCCCGCGGCTTCCACCTCGCTTCGTCCCGCTTCTCGCGCGCCCTGACGCTGCGGGTTGTCTCGTGCCGCCGCTGAAACGGCTTCCCGCGCTCCCGGAAACGCTCCTCCAGGCCTCGCTCGAACTCCTCCAGGTGTTTGATCAGCTCGTACTCGGTCATGACGGCATTGTGGCGCCGAGCCTGCCCCGCATCCACCCCTGAAAAATTTCCCCCTTACCGCCACGCCCCTGATCCCCAACACTCCGCCGTAACGTGATCCAGTGAGCGAACGGGGACCCGACAACATGCCCAAGAGCAACGCAGGCGAACACCGGAAAGGGGCCGTGGAGATCGAGACCCGCGCGGCGGGCGAGCTCCGGGCCGTGGAGGACAGCGGCGAGTTCGAGGGCTATATCGCGGTGTGGGACACCGTTGATTCGTACAACAGCACCTTCACCCGCGGCGCCTTCAAGAAGACGATCAGCGAGCGGGCCGACCGCATCAAGGTCTTCTACAACCACGACAAGCTGATCGGCAAGTGCCTCGATATCCGCGAGGACAGTCACGGCGTCTGGGTGCGCGGCAAGCTCTCGCTTGACGTGGAGGCGGCCCGCGAGGCGCACGCCTTTATGTCGGACGGGGTGACCGAGGGCCTGTCCTTCGGCTTCCGCTGCGTCAAAGAGGGCCGCAAGGCCGGCGTCCGCGAGATCCGCGAGGTGCAGCTGCTGGAGTTCGGGCCGGTCGTCTTCCCCGCCAACGATGCGGCGCTGATCACCGACGTGCGGGCGGATCAGATCCTGGAAGCCGCGGGCGTGACGCCGGATAGCGAAGGCGGTGCCGAATCCGAGGACGAGGAGGGCGGGGGCGAGAGCCGCGCGACTGACTTCAATGAGACTGAGCTTTCTGATCGGCACTTCCGTCTGATCTGGGCTCTTGAGATCACGCTGTGGGATTGCTGGTGGGAACACGGGCGAACCAGCGCTGTGCCAGGGGGCGGCGATCCTGACTCCTCCGGCCTGGCCTCCGCAATCGATACCGCAATCTCGGACTTCGCCGCCTCCTACATGGAGTACGTGGAAGAAGCCCAAGCCCAGGGCGCCCGCAGCGCCCCGGCCCGCAACGAACTGGCCTCCGCGGTTGCCGAGCACGTTGCCACCGACGGCCGCAGCCTGGAGGAGATCGCACGAGATACCAGCCTCACTATGACGGAGCTTCGCGCCCTGACCGCCGGCCGGCCCATTGAGGCCACCGCCAAGGTCGCGGAGCTGTCCGACACCGTAGCCGAGGCGCACGAAGCGCAGCGCGGGGAAGCCGCTGAAGCACTCCTCCGCGAGGTGCGGGCGGGCCTCAGCCCCGCCCATACGCGCCGCCTGCAAGCCCTGCTGAAGCGGGGGGCCGATGCCGGGCACTCGACCCACTCGGAGAGCGGCGACGAAACCGGGGTCCTGGCGGCCCTGCAAGAGTTCCGAACCCAAATCGAGGAGTAGCAGACATGCCCGGTGAACAGGAAATGCAGAAGCAGGTCTTCGAGGAGCTGCGGAAGACCCACGAACAGCTCAAGGAGTACGTGGACCGCCAGGTGAGCGAGGCACGCGAGACCTCCGACGGCGAGGCGACCGCGGAGACCCGCCAGAAGGTGGACGAGCTGAACGCCGAGGTGGCCCGGCTCAAGGAGCACCACGACACCCTGACCCGCGCCGTGAACCGCCCCGACCTGCCGATGGCCGGCAACAGCGACCCGGAGGCGGAGACCCGGATGGCGGCCTTCACCAAGTACCTGCGCTACGGCGCCGGCGAGGAGGGCCGCGCCCAGTTCTCCGAGGAGGAGTACCGGGCTCTGTCTTCGGCCTCCGACGCCGACGGCGGCTTACTGGTCCCGCCGGACTTCGAGGCGACCACCCTGCGCGAGGCGAGCAACGCCGCCGAGGTCCGGCCGCAGTGCGGCGTGGGCACCACCGGCCGCGACCGGGTGATCCTGGGCAGCCTGTCCAAGCCGACCGTCGCCTGGGGCACGGCGAACCTCGCCGTCAACCCGCAGGACATGGACGCGGGCGGCCTGACGATCGAGATCCACGACCTCAAGGGCCTGGCCCTGGTCCACAACAACACGCTCCAGGACGCCGAGGCGGATATCGCCAGCGAGATCCAGATGGCCTTCCGGGACGTGATCGCGGAGGCGGAGGACGATGCCTACATCGCCGGCTCCGGTGCTCAGCAGCCGCTCGGCGTGATCGCGTCGGCCGCTGTCCAGGACCGGGCCGTCACCGCCGGCTCCAGCCTGATCGACTCCGCGATCCAGGCGATGTACAGCCTCAAGAAGACCTATCGGCGCAACGCGACGTGGGCCTTCAACAGCACCACGGAGAAGGATATCCGGCAGCTCAAGGACGATAACGGTCAGTACCTGTGGCAGCCGCCCGTCCAGGCGGGCGCCCCGGCGCAGTTCCTGGGCCGGCCCATCATCAACCCGGAGGGGATGCCGGATGAGGCGACCAACGCCTACTTCATGGTGGTCGGCGACTTCCGGTCCGGCTATAAGGTCCGCGACCGCGCGGGCCTGGTGGTGCAGCGGCTGACCGAGCGCTACGCCGAGTTCGACCAGACCGCGATCATGGTCAAGCGCCGCACCGGCGGGGCCGTCGCCCTGTCCGAGGCGTTCGTCCCGGTCGTCGGCAGTTAACGGTAAGCGGTAGGACGTGGCCCGGGGGCGACCCCGGGCCGACCTGAACAGCAGCAAGAGGGCAAGAACCATGAAGATGGATCCCGGTACTCACTACAACCTGGCGCGCGGCGTGGCCCCCGGCGACCTGACGACCGGCGACCATGCCGGCGCGTCGGTGGACCACGCCCTGGCCCCGTCCGCCTCGTTCTTCATCGACGTATCCGGCGTGGGCACGGGCGGCACGGTGGACGCCAAGCTCCAGTACAGCGACGACGACACCACGTGGACGGACGAGCCCAACACGGACGCCGGCAACGACACCGCCATTACGCAGATCGACGCCGCCGGCAACGCCCGGATCGACGTGCCGAACCCGCGGGGCCGGTACAGCCGGGTCCTGGTGACCGTCGGCACGGATACCTGCGTCGGCCAGGTGACCAACGTCCTCGGCCCGCTGCGTAGCGTCTCTGCGTAACGGCCACCACGCACCCGGGGTGGCGACGGACCGCCGCCCCGGCCCTACTGACGAGGGGGCACCATGAAGCGCGTAGTGATGAACGAGACCAAGCGGGGATCGCCGGACGGCACCTCCGTGACGCAGTACATGGCCGACCGGGAATACACCCTGCCGGACGATCTGGCCGTCCCGTGGATGGAGACCGGCGTCTGCAGGCTCGCGGATGGCGAAGCGGAGACCCCGGAAGGCCCGCATCCGAGCGCGGAAACCCTGCGCGGGGCACTCGGTACGCTCGGCCCGGAGACCGTCACCGACGGCGAAGCCGGGCACGAATCGGAAGATGGCGGCCAGGCCGACGCCAACGGCGAAACCGGCTCCGAGACCGACAACGGCGGCACCGAGACCGTCACCGACGGCGGTCCGACCGACGACCAGGTGGCCGAGGCCATCGGCGTCCTGGAGACCGGCAACGCGGCCCACTGGACCAACGACGGTCGCCCGGACGTGCGGGCGATCTCCGACGTGCTGGACGCCCGGGTTTCCGCCGACCAGCGGGATCGCGTGTGGGCCGCCATGCAGGAGTCCGAGGGCTAAGGCATGGCCCTGACCCTGGTCCCGTTCGACCAACTGGCTGCCCTCCTGGACCTCCAGGGGGACAGCTACGATGACTATCCCGCGCTGGAGTTCATCGCGGACGGGGTTCAGGCGGCCCTCGAGAACTACACCGGCCGGGCCCTCGAATCGAAGGAGCGCACTGAGACCGTGCGGCTGACGGTCGACGGGACCCGGCAGGTGCCCCTGAAGGCGCTACCCGTCACCAGCCTTGGGGTCGTCACCGTGGATGGCGAGACCGAGGATGATACCGAGATCACCGGCTACGGGATCCGGCTGCCGGCGGCGGTGGCCGGGGCGACGGTGGAAGTCACCTACACCGGCGGGTTCACCGACGCCACCATCCCGGCCGACATCCCGCGCGCCGCGGTCTATCAGGCGGCCTACGAATGGCAGAGCCGGGACCACGTAGGCGCGCAGTCGGTCAACACCGACGGCGGATCGGTCTCCCGGCCGGCGCTCGGCCTGCTGTCGCATGTCCGGGCGCAGCTCGACGCCCACCGCCACCCGATGCGGGCAGTAGCGATCTGACATGGCGACGGAGACGGTACAGGTTCGCGGTACGGAGGAGGTGCAGACGATGCTGCGCCGGGCCCGCGACGACCAATACGAGATCGCCCGGTTGGCTTTCCGCGACACCATCCGGCGGGCCCACCGGCGCGTCACCCGGGAGCGCCTTACTGGCCGCCCCGGGCTCAATCGGCGCACCGGCCAGCTGGCCCGGAGCATCAAGACCGACGTGCGCGGGACCAAGACCAACGATCTGCAGGGCCGGGTATACACCGACCCGAAGGTGGCCCCCTACGCCGGGGTGCATGAGACCGGG